CTAAACTGCTCCAATTGCCATTTTCCCATGTACTCATTTCCAAACCGCCATTGCCCTTTCATCTGTTTCGTTCCAACGCAGTGAGCTATCCTCATCGTCGCCAACATATATCAGCGTTTCTTTTATATACCAGATGCCGTCTTCTTTTATTACCTCCACACCTGAGCCAACAGGAAACCATGGTATATAGTGTCGTAAATCACCATCTCCATCATATGTTATAAATGGGGCACTTACTTCAATTTCTTTGCTACCGGCGATTTCGAGTGTATAGGTATTTTGAGAAGCATAATTGATGCAAGTAACAACAGTATACACTTGTGTTTTTGCGGTATTTTTTGGTTGTCTAGTTAATGAACCACTACTACCACTGTAACCATTAGACAGAAGAGATTTAGTTAATGTTTTAACAGTGTTTACTAGTGAATTAAATTCTCTGGCACTGACAGGATCACCGGGTTTTTTACTTCTAATGTTCGGTATTTTCATTTTATATACTCAACAGTATGTCGTTTAAATCAGCAGTTTGGTAAATGTCAACGATATCGCCATTTTCATCATAGATATTCGAAAATGTGATACCTTGTCCTGCTCTGGCAAATTTATCCCACCCTTGCGGTCTATAGGTAAATCTTAAAGTCAACTCCCACGCTTGATACCCCTGTGTTGTTACACTTGTGGACATAACAGGTGGATTATACAGTAGAGTGTATGGGGCAAATGTAAACTCTAACGTCGATGAATAACAGGCAAATGTGTTGACCATACCCACATAATCAAGTATTGCCGCAGGAATATAAGGTATCGAATGAATTGTATAAACCCAATCCATCATATGAACCAAAGCACCCGGAGCCTCATCAATATCCAATCCTTCAACTTGAGCATTATCCCAGTACAGTTTTCTATTGGGTAGAGTGATAAATTCGGTTGACGGTTCAAAGGTTTCCGAGGTAAGTGTGGCATTCGGGTTATCATAACCCAATTCATAATTTGGCACTTTGTAATTAACCTTAACGATAGCATGATTGTAAACAGCAAGTTTTTGATTTGAATTATCGGTTAATCTACCAAAAGGAGTTGGTTCAGCGGATACAGCAACAGCGGCAAAATGATCCGGATATGGAGCAGGCATATGTACATTCACAGAATTAGAACCAACAGTGTAACCCAACATCTGTAACACCAATGTTAAACGATCACTCCAAGCACACTTCAAAAATCTGGTTGCTCTAAATCCGTTTTCATCTATCACCTCTACTGGTGAATTATCCATTTCCCAGTGAGGAACAGAATTAACGTATGGAAATCTGGTTACTTTTATACCCATGTTACGATCCTTTATTATGGATGAGATAATACAAATTCTGACTGTTTCGTTTTTTTACTGTTGTCTTTAGTGTGCTTTAATATCTGTTTTTGTACGTCAAGTTGTTTTTCAGATAAATCGGTTAATCTTTTAGTTTTATCCTGTCCGCCTCTGGAAAGAGCTTTCCACCCCTCTTGTAATCCAATGAATGACGGTCTTATTTCGTTTCTGTTAATTCTAGCCAGTTTTTCTAAAAACGATTCTTCAATCATTTGTCTCTGTTCTGCGGTTTTAGCTCTTGCTAGTAAACTTTCCTTTTCGTGTCTTAACGTTATTTTTTGTTTTTCCTTTTCAGAAGTGGCGGTGTATAATTCCATATCCCTAAGAAAATCTTGGTACTTTCGAAGTTTTTCCGCTTGTTTTTTATCATCCTCGCTCTGGGATTTAGCTTCTAGAATGCTTATTTTATTTAAGTAAGCCTCTGTAATTTTGGCTTTTTCATCTTTTGTTCTGGCTAATTTCTTAAGTTTATCGGCATCTTTTTTTATCTGTAATCTTTCCCTTTCTTCTTCCGTGGCAACCCACGCATCCAATTCATCATTTAACTCCTTGACTCTTATTTGTTCAAGTTTTTTTCCCTCTGTATGTTGGCTTCTGGCATCGGCATTTTTTTGTCCCTCTTCAAGTTGCTTTAATATTCTTTCTTGCTCCTCAAGTAGCTTATTTTGTCTTTCAAGACTTCTAGCTTTTGCATTAAGTGCAGTCTGCTCCTCCGTAAGCTCGGACTTAGGTACACCATGACTTACACCACCAAGAAAATTTATATGCCCTTTTTGTTTTGCCCATATTTCATCTTTTGCGATTTCCAGCTTTTTCTTGAGTTGCTTAATAAGTTCTTTTTGATACCCGATTTCATCTCTTTTAGCTGTTATTTTTTCCTCAAGAGTTACAGCATCATTATAAGCTTTTTGTGCTTTATGTAAATCTGTAATTGTACTTTTCAATTTTTTAAATGCAGCTTCAGCCTCCAAAGCTGCCATTTTAGTTTTAAAAATTCTTGCTTCGAGTTTTCCCCATAGAATAATTGATCCTAATATTGCAATTCCCAATACACCGGTGATTGTAGATGCTAATACTGTTGAAACCCCTAATAGACCTGTCATGATAACTTTAACCGTACTTAACAATTTAATCAACCCCACAATACCAGTTATTAACGCCGGAGCTAACCATACTAATAACAAAGTCTTACCCGTTTTTATAATCCCCTTTTCTAAGGAATCCATATCCTGTTCAACAAATTTAACCAATTTATCTGATAATATTTCAAGTCTGTCGCCCCATTTTTCAAACACGGGAATGAATGTTTTCCCTATACTTCTACTTATATCACTGGCTTTGGCTTTAAGACGCGAAAGTCTGACAGTTAAATCGTTAGAACTTTTAATTACCGCACCTTGGGCATCTCTGCTTCTCTCCATGATGAGAGCAAATCTGGCCATGATTTTTTGTGTTTCGGTTGCATCTTTGGCATTTTCAACCATACCTGAACTCAATAATTTTGCTTTAAGTGTAGCCTCATCAATCCTAATACCATACTTAAGTAAACCACGAGTTAAACCTATTACCCCAGATTTTAAATCTTCCAAAACATCTACAGGGTTAGCTCTTTCCCATTTACCCAAATCAAAAGCTAATTGAGTCAATGTACCAGATAATTTGGCCGCATCATCACGAGCTAAACCCATCGGAACAAGTGTATCCTGTAGATTTGCCATAAACCCTTTGATTTCAGCTTTCGATTTACCATATGATTTAGCCAAATTTGCAGCAAACTTGTCCGATTCTTCTACTATCCCATCAAATACAGCCTTGAATTTTGCTTCAATGTCCTGTGTGTCTGCTGCATCTTTCAGGGTTTTCGCTAATGCGGCTGTTCCGATTGCTAACATGTTTCTGGCGGCACGTCCCGTGATTCTAAAACCGTTCCTTAAAGAAGATAAAGATGATTTAATTCTAGACAGAGCGGTACGGAAATTCTTATCGTTAGCATTAAACTCAAAAAATCCCTCTCCAAATCTAAACATATTTTTATCCTCTCAATTTTTCAATCTGTTCAAGAACGTGTTGAGCTTCAGCCGTTGAATTAACTTCCATTCCCTGTAGTGGTTCAATCAGTTTATCTCTCATGATTTCAATGTATTTATCTACTTGAAATGGTGTTAAATCACCAACTTGGTTAGCATCCATATTAAAATGGTCTTTAAATGCACGAAGAATATCTGATACTGTTAGCTTTTCTTCGTTTTCACCTTTATCCTTACTCTTGTCTTTATCTGATTTAGGTTTGGATAGGCTGATCTTAGCTATGGACTTAACTAACATCGGGATAGCTTTACGATTGTATTTTTTTCTAAAAAATTTGGCTAACACTTTTTTCTTTGTCAACGGTTCTGCTTTACGGATCGATAAATATAAACAGTGAACCATGGCTTCTACAACACATACGTCATCATCGCTGTTCAAGAGACTTTCCATGAACAGCCATTCTTTTAAAGTAAGTGGGTGGAGGACGAGATATCCTCCACGCCACTTTACACAAGTAGGGGAACCGAATGCTTTTCGATAATCATTCATGTTGTTATGTCGCTAAACTGTGACAAGTTGCTGTTACTGTACACCCGGTGTGAGCCGCACCCCGAATATCCGTACCAACTCTAATACTGGTAACTCGTGCCTCTGAAACAGTAATCGCCGATCCAGTATTATCAATACCAACAAAAGCGAAAGTGTCACCATTTGTAACCAGTGAAGTTGACTTAATTCCGAGCAACTCAAAAGTTAAATTAGCACTATCATTGCCATCAGTGGTTTTAATCATACCTGCATCAACGTACTCTTGAGCATCGTTTGACTCGTTGTATTCCCAATTTTGGGTGTTTTCTACTGTTGCGGCATCAACGGTTATTGACCCGCTTTTTCCTGTTCTCGGTACTGGCATTGTTATTCTCCTAATAAAGATTATTTTTACTATACAATTATGTCAAGTTCTTCTCTTGCTAAGGAATATGCTTCCTTTGGCTTCCCTTGGACTCAATCGGCCCAAAGGGTATCAAACCTCATCCGTCCTACGTGGGTGTCGGGGTCGGTGTCGGAGTAGGTGTCGGGGTCGGGGTCGGGGTCGGGGTCGGTGTTGGCGTAGGAGTTGGAGCCGTTGATTTACCGCCAATCACGATGTCATAGGTGATTGTAACACCTGCATCATCATTTTCAATCTTCAACTGATCATTCGTATCAACAACCAACCCATTGATGTTGCCAACATTTAACAAAATTGATGAATCTGGCGGAATCTTAAGTATGTCGCTAGCTGCGTCACCAAACAAAGGAAATGGATTAGTCGCCGCCGCACCTACTAACAAGTTGTCAGTGGTTGAATTGTTTTTTATATACAAGAATTTACAATCATAAATTGTAACACTATCACCAAACGCATCTGACAATGAAGCGGTTAAATCTAAAGTTTCATTTGCCCCGCCCGCTAATGTTCTTGTGTCATGAAAAACAATGTCAGCTTCGTGAACACTACTCAACACGCTGGATATTGTATTTTGATCATTAATTGACACCGGACACTGATTTGTTGCTAAATCTAGAGCTTTAGTTAATGTTAACGATAAAATTGATCTAACGCTACCTGCTACTTCCATTTTATATTACTCCTTAAGTTATTGTAATATCCGATATTGCTATTGCCATTTCTATATTTATGTTAAAACCACCGACCCAACCATCTTTATTTGTACGGTTTTCATTCTCGTCAGTGCTATTGTATTCGTAAGTTGACGGAGTTATAAAAATTCTATCCACGAAATCACCAAGTCCAAACATTGGTGAAGATTCCGATTCTATAGCGGTATATAGAATTTTTAAACAAAGCCATTCAATGGGAAACACATATTTATTAGCCCGCATCGTTCCCGATAAAATTACTAATTGGTACGATCTTACCAATTTTATATTGGATGAAGTCCAATCCATGTCATTCGTTCCACCCGTTGGAAACAACATAACTTCTGGAAAATCAGCAACCATCAAATTTTTCTTGATTGGTGTTTCATCATCAGTCACCAATTTAATACGATTACCCTTTTTTACAAGATCAGTAAAATCAGAATTTGCTTCCAGCACTGTCCATATTGCATTATAGGCTTGTCTAAATGGATCAATTGTGAAATCAACTGCCATATTCGCTTTCCCTTTCCAATTTAGCCACGGATGTTTTAATGATATTTATTATTCGTCTTCCAACTGTTGGTGTTGGTGCAACTATAATTTGTCGTTTCGGTAAATTTCCCTTTCCTTGATCATGGTAAACTGCAATATCTCTAATGGTTGCTTTACCCTTACCATGTCTTTCAGGTCCACCAAATCCAACTCTTAACCCATAAGGAATACGCTCAAATTTATTACCCGGTTGATCCACTGTCAAAGCATTTAGTAGCGTACCAGTGTCTCTTAAAATAGCACTTCCTTTTTGTAATTTTTTATAATAAGCTCCTTGACCCCCTCTACGGTAAGTCCTTTTTAAAGCTGCACGATCTCTGGTTCTGATACGTTTCAATGGTTTCCAATCACCACCACCTCTAGAGTGTATAATAAATCTTCTTCGCACAAAAGCTAAATAAACAACACCTATTTGTTGCCACATGTGTCCTATGTGTCCACTGAACGTACCCAAGGCATGTTGTTCAAGCCATTTGCGTTCAAATCGCCTTAATGCTTCAAAGTTAATTGTTGTTTTTCTTGTACTCATCGTATTACAGTTGGGGAAGTTGGAGCAGTTGTATCATGTGCAGTTGCATCTAATTTGGTTATACCAGCGATGCAATCAGAAATTTCAGTCTCCACGGACTCTTTTATAACTTGTAGTTTATTACCCTCTTCATTATCATCACTCAACCCACGCGATTCGTATAACCAAATACCGGCCCACTTCGATGCCCAGTCAGTTATTCGTTTTGGAGGCGATGAAAATGGAAGCAAATACCTACTAAAACGAAAACGATCATTAATGTAATCTTGTGCAAACAAAATCGATGAAGTTATTCTATCAGTATCAGCCGCCGCATTATCATTATCTAAATTGGACCACCGTATGATGTTGTTAACACCAAACACATTTTCTATACTGGTTTGGGAACTATAAAAATCAGTTAAAACTGGGGTTATTGGGGTTGCATCAACACTCATGATATTGTTATCTCCTTGGTATCGGGTCCGTAAATCCCCTGTTTGAAGAAATATATAGTATAAACTGCCGGGTCTAACATCAAGTCATTTTCCCATCTTCCAAATGTGTCCGTTCTGGTTGTACCTTTTATAAATAAAGAAGACAAATTTCCGGCATCATAATCCGTTTTTAAATACGCTCTAACCGTAGCATTATCAACACCCGCACCACTTACCTTATAGGTTAAATTGTCCGTACCACCTGTATCATGATTAACTGTAATTGATCCATCACCAATTCCACTGGATGAAATCAATGCATCGGTAGTTGAGTGTGAAGATATTACCACAGCTATATCATCATTATCAGGATCAAAGTCATTTAAGTTACCTATATCTGTATCCGTTGCTAAATGAGCAGCAGTAATAGCCGTAGTAACTACACCTACAGCCTCTGGTGTTACCGTATTAGCACCATAAGTCTCTAATCCAGCAACAACGTCAGATTGTATTTGAGTACTAGCTGCCACACCTGCTATATTAGTTACATTGGTAACAGTCGTAACAGTTGTAATTGTGCCTGCTGTAATATTCGTTGGTGTTGCAAATCCTGTAGCCGTTGCCCAAGCTCCTTGATTAGTTTGTAGCTCGCCGGTATCCCCTACAATAAGAACAGTCTCTGCTTTAACGGCAGCAATATCCGCTGAAACACTTGCTCCAACTGCTGCTCCTAATACAGAAGCCAACGCCGCATTATCCGTGCCCACCATATCTGTGTTCAATGTGCAAACAGATAAAGCACCGCCCGCGTCTATGCCTAACGTTCTTGCTGTTGTAATCTTGGCCCGATACACACCGACTTTCATAGTCACTGGATCAATCGAGGCATGTGTGATATGTAGAGTCAAAGTTTCAAAGTCATTGGCTGCATCCATGTTAGTCATCGCAGCTTCGTCAATAGCTAAACTATACAATCCCGGAAGGTTAGTGGCGTCAATCTCAGCGGTCGTAGGTGTAGTCATTACCCCCCTTGCACCATTATCCAAAACATAATTGACTGTAAAACTTGACAAGCCGGTTTCTCTTGTGAATAGATTTGTCACATCTCTTGCAATAAAAAATACAAGTCTATCAACACTATCGTTTAGTATATATTCCATATTATTATAACCCTGCCAAGTCTAGTTTATGCGGAGTCTGCATGCGTTCCCATGTACCCATCGTAGAATAACCACCATCTAAAGTTGGCATCCCTTTATTCCATAGTCCTGATTCTGGTTTCAATCTAAAATCATTATTTGCTTTATCTTTGAATCGTGGGTCAGCACTGATAGAATTCACACCTGTCACACAACCATTATACGCATTAGCTAAAGTCAATTCTCCATCATCAGCCCATACACAATTGTAGTTACTATATGCCAATGTACCTGTGATTCGCCTTACGGCAAAATCAGAAGCTCCTGCTCTCGGGACATAAATATTATTCCACTCATATAGCACACAATTTGCATGATTCATAAGTATAGACTGCTCAGGTTGAAAATAAAATACATTGTTGAAACAATGCACTCGACAAGGTAAAGCTAGATAAAGGCCAGTGCCAGCTATAAAAATATTATCATGTACACTACAACCAAAACCTAGATTAAACAATGCTTGTCCACCACCTGTATCAAACAAATTGCAAGCAAAGTCCATTCCAGTTATACCTCCCCCCTGGATTGGAGAGCCCACCATACCACTCCCAAAGTAACAATCGTATATGAAACCTCCTGTAATACCTGTTCCTGAGTACAATGCAGAATATAAGCTATCAAATTTACAGTTGATAATTACTAGATTGACACTCCCCGTATTTACTATACCAAATATATTCGGGTAAACAGGAGGGAAACCATCTGACTTGAAATTATGGAAATAAAAGTTTTCCCAGATAGTATTGTGAGCACTATCTAACTCTAATACTTTTGAGTCAAAGCTACCGTTATTCCCATCAACTTCCAAAATACGATGTGCTGCTGCTGCTGTAGCCCCATCTTCTAAAGCTCCACTGTAGTAAGTTTGACCACGATCCATGTCACTTACAAAAGTAGCTAAATCAACTACTGTTTGGTAATATGCTTTGAATCTTATCTTAGTATTACTAGTGACTGTTCCGCTATTACCAACAGTAGCCTTTGCTACTGGAATCCATGCTGCATCCGCTTTCACCCAAACACAGCAGTCATCTGGTGCATTAGCGATAGCATCAGGAATTGACCAAGCAGTTGCGTCACTGAGTCCATCTTCAAATCCAACACCACCTGAGGCTCTGGCATATCTATGTACAAAAGCCATTAGTCATCCTCACCTTCTGGTTGTCCTTCAGGCCAAATAATAACACATAGTTTTCCGTTTATAGTACTCGTAGTCATGTCAATATCGGTAAACTTTTTAATAACTTTAGTTCTTACTCCACCTATCAACTCATTCCATATGAATAATTTATTTAGCTCTCTTTCTTCGCTCTCTAGCTCTAATACCGTATGACGTTGTATTGCAGTTACTAGTCCAGCATTACCTCCAGACCAATCAACATCGTCTATGGCTTTATCAATCAACTCTGCTATCTGAGCTTTAGTAAGTTCTCTCACTTGATCCAAAGACAACCCGGCTGAGATAGCAGCTTCTTTTAGTCTAATTTTAAGTGGATGATTCATACCATAGCCTCTATTCTTACTTGAGAATTATAAACAGTTTTCTAAAAGAGAAATTACGTTCGGGTCAACCAAAGTTATCTCTGGCTCTAATGATTTTCTCAGTCTTATCGGTTAATGCATACTTATCAATAATATCTTGTTCTGTTTGTTTTGCCATTTCGGGTTTTTGTTTCCACTCATTTTAGAATCTCGACAAATTTCGTAGCCGCCGCACCCAGCCCCATACCAATCAGCGTGAGGGCAAACGCCCCGCCGAGTATAAATGCCTTGCTGCGTCCGATTGTTTTCCCGTATGGACACAGTTGAATATGAAGTTTTAATGCTTTTTCAGCGGCTTCTGTTGCAACATCTTTTACTATCAATCTAATTAGTTTTTCATCAGCTTCAGTCATCGCCATGTTTGTTACCTCTATAGTTGATAATTAACAAAAGGGAGTATGACTGACCCATTACAGATCAGTCACACCTCATCATTTTCAAAAACCGATACTAAAAACCGGCTACAGTTGCAATAACAACTGCGTTTGGAACTTTGACTACCGGTAAGAACGTATCACCAGCAAGCTGTTTAACAGTCACGGGATCGGATAATACTTGAGCATAGGAGAACATGCCCTTTTTAGCAATTACATTTGACGATATTGATGCCATTGCATCAGCAGAAATTTGACCAATGTCTGTGGGCACAGGGTAAGTACCCTCAATCACTTCCCACCATTCCGGGGACGGATCAGGTGTAAAGACAATATCATCATCACCGATAAAATCTTGGAAATCACCATCATCGTCAACGTAGAATGTCTCGCTAATTGGCATCCATTTCTTAATTCCCAAGAAACCATCAGAGATTTCGCCCACTGTGAACGAATCTTGAAGTGTGTTTTTACGGTTGATCATTTCTTTCAGTACTGTGTTTTTCCACATGTAATCAAGAATGTTCTTACCGTAAAATGCTTGGGTTATCGGGTAACCAGTTAATCTGACTGCCGCATCTTTCAAACCCTTGATGTGAGTATGAATATCCGTACCAGCAGCAGACCAAACAGCATCGATGATATCACCATCACCAAGCATATCACATTGATCCTTGTTACCATCTGGAATGCCGTAATCAACCGTAACCACAGAACCGGATGAAGACGGTAAAAGATTACCCTCGCCATCAAAGTAAACAAGGCCGGTCAGCAATGCCGACATGATTGATGCTTTACGCAAATTTTGGAAAAGATCTTTAAATTCCCTTGTCTGTCGGGAAATTTCAGCCTGACCCAGTGCTTGTCTTGAATCATTTGCCAGATTGGTCAAATTCATCAAAACGGACGGATCATGGTGCATGTGTTCAAACGAGTGAAGCAATTTCACCGGAATTTCACTTACACCAGAAACGTTACGTAGTTTGGATGGTGACCCGTAGTGCACCAAACGTGCAGTTTTTCTTGTACCCTCAACCTTGCGGTAAGTACAATGATCACCCTCTACAGTTCTTGTCGGACGAAAAAATGATTGAGGAATACCGTCCGTTGGTATTCCTGATTTAATACCTTGTATCACTCCGGAAAGGTTTTTGCCTCCCAGAATCTGTCTTAATGTCTTGGCCATGATTTTTATCTCCTTAAGATAAAATTTTGTTTAGTGCAGCACCTTTACATCGTGCCACCTCATACCACTGTTCCCTTGCCAAGGAGCAGGTTTCCCTTAGCTTTCCTTGGACTCGAACAGTACTAATAATGTCGAATACCTGTCTCAAACTATGCTACCTTACGCAGTAGGTGTCGGAGTAGGCGTAGGTGTCGGAGTAGGCGTAGGTGTCGGAGTAGGCGTAGGTGCTTCAGGAACCGTAGTACCCGTGAATATTTCGTCGAATATCCACAACCCAACACCAGCTTTCGCCAAGTTATTACGGTAGTATTCCTTGACTTCAGGTGGAGTCGGCCAATTAACGATCTGACTTTCGTCCACAATACCGCCAATCAGCATGTTGGAGAATGGCACATTGATGCTGGTGTCGTCAGCATCGGTAACCTTAATCCCGTAACCATCACCAATTATACACAGTGGGATTTGGGAACCGTCAATCGGAGCAACTATTGAACCAACTAAGGTTATGCCGGTAATTGCCCCGATTGTGATAGCACCAGTCGTGACATTAACGGCAGAGTAAGCCAAAACTTCAGGCGATGGATTAGCACCAGTGTCCTTGCCGTTAATTATGGTTAATGAACCAGTTGCACCAACACGCCTTACGATTTCAACTGCTGTTGCGGCTGATACATACAAAGTGGTAGCACTAGCTGCTGCTTCTGCGGTTGTTAATCCCAGAATAGATGGAGCAAAAAGACCGGTTGCGGTAATTTTACCCATGATCGTTCCTGCTCTTAGCACATCGAGATCACCGGTATTACCTGCGTCACGTGACAAAGAACCATTGATTACTACACCACCGGGGTATAGGACGGAATGATCTAATGTTTTTAAAACTCGTCTTGGGGTCGCCGTTCTTTCGGTTTTTATACCCGGCAGACCATATGAACCTTGCTGAACCATATTACTATCTCCTAAACAATTCTATTATTTTAGTTTTGTACACAATGTTTTCAGTTTCGTTGTTACGCTGTGGATGCTTCTTCGATCATTTCCTTTTCAACAGCATCGTCGTAACTTTTTTCTTCGTCACCACCGGGAGTTTCACGACTCAAACTCATCGTTTTGACTTTTTCACCAAGTTCAACCAGATCATTGGCCTGAAGAACTTCGCACAGATGATCGAGAGAAGAACCACCCTCGGAATAACTCAACGACATCAGATTACGAGTACCTGATGCACCGATGAATTTAGAACATGCCAATTTTGCCGCCGCAGGAGTGAGTTTACCAGCAGCAACCAGATTGTTAAGTCTGTCTTCACCAGTTTTACCCATCTGTTCCGCAAGATTGGGATCGATTTTGGTCGGAGTCGTTTTCTTCAAACCAGCAATCGTAGTTTCATGTTCTGTTACCTTAGTAGAAAAAGTCTTGTTTTCATCGGTTAATTTCTTAAATCCTGCCGACAATTGACTTAATGCAGTTTCTGCTGTGAAATCATCACCAGCACCAATTAGCTCTTTAAGAGCCTTGAGTAGTTTCTCATCCATATTTTGATCTCCTAAGTTAAAATGGAATAGGTTTATTACACTACTATTTGAATCAGCTTTACTAGCTGCTTTACGTACTACTTCAAACTCTGATTGTCCGGGTGCTACTGGTTGTTGAACAATACTGACGTGAGAAATTGCCTCACCATAATCATTACCTTTTCCATCCTTGTAGTCACGATCCACTAAAATCGAGACATTACGCACTTTTTGCACCAAATCAATTGAGTCTTGCCCTCGGATTTCAGTGTTAGCAAACAAAGCATTTCCGTTACGATACATGTCGGTTACATAACCTCGTACCGCTTCTGCATCACCTCTGTGATCAACAACTACTTCAACATCAACACCATTGTCTTTCATTTTGTTGAATGTCTTAATCCATCCGTCCATCCGTTCGGGTGTAACATCCAATTCCCACTTATGCTTGGGGTGTGTGTACTTACCTACATTGATGATGTCCTTTTTGAACATCTGCACCGGTGTTTCGCTATCACTCATTTCCAGTTGTGATGCCATTTCGAAACCATCATTTTCAAGGTACAGTCCAGCAATACTCGGTATTTTTTTAGTTTTTTTAGTTTTCGCCATCAGTTATGTTTCCTTGTATAATCCACGACAATCTTTTAGTTTTCTTTTCTTTTTTGACATCATTTGTATCCAAATTGAGTTCTAACAGTTTTTTCAGATTTTCATCCTGTTTATCCATTTCCTTTGGATCACTGGTTATGACCGGCGTACTTTGAAAATTTTCTCTACTCATTTTATCACTTCTTCTAAATCAATAATTCGTGTTTTAGCTGTCAATTTGGTAGCTGGTTCTATTTTATCATTTATAACCCTGTACTTAACTTTTGAACTTAATATAACCTCTTGTTCTGTCGGATATTCCGAAATGGACGATATTTTTACACCATGTTTAGTACCGCCCTTTACTTTTATTAAAACTCTATTAAAATCGGGTGAACCCTTGGGAGTAGTAAACTCCAATGCCCTAATTTCATCGGTTGTAAAACTAGTCAAATTATTAAATTTCAAAGTTCCCTGTTTCACACTTTTATCAAATGTAGCGTAATTGAGTTTATCCCCTTTTATAGTTGAACTAAACTTCATTCCTCTGTACATGGTTTCTTGTATAGGAGGTGAACTGGCTATTGTTTTTTCAACGGATTGTGCTATTCTTAAATAACCTTTTTCCACATCACTTAGTTCATCCGCAAATTTAAGTCCTTTTAAAAATTCACGTTGAGTTTTAACAATGACTGGACCCAAATGGGAGGAGTACCGTTTCATTTCCATCACTTCATCGGATGGTAACCGTTTTATCCATTGTTCTTGTGTTAATACTGGTTCAACCTTTTTAGGTGTTACTTTAACAGGTTTTACTGCTTTCGGTTTAGGTGCTACTTTTGCAACTACCTTTTTCGGTATTTTTGAAATCGGAATTGGCACTTTAACCGGTAGTGTTTCTTTAACCAGTTTACCGGGGTTGAACTTCCACCCTTTATCTGCACCGGGTACAACCTTTTTACCATCAACTACCATATTTTGATCAGGTTGTTTTTCCTCTTCTTCATCAAAGATCATAACCGTAGTACACCGGCAATTATAACCGTTTGGCGGCCAATTTTCGGTCCAGAAGAAATCATCCTTGGGTAAAACCGTATTATCCATTGCGGCATGAGTATCTCTAACTCTGGCATCACCAACCGTGTAGTAACCATAACCCCAGAGTATTTCCTGTATAGCCGGTGATTGACTTGCTTTCCATCGTCCAGCATTATAAGCCAAACTAACCTGCGTCCTTACAAGAGTTTCTAACAGGAAAGGATTGGTAGATGAAACACCACTTGTTTCAAATGCTTTCCTCAAATCCGCTACACCCTCTTTAATGTGCTTGCCCTCTTGAACGGTTTTTTGTATTGATTTTTGTGCTGCAGTTTCCAGTTGATTTGACAAACCACGTGTAACCTTTAAAGCTTGATCACCATAGGCATCTGTTAACTCTTTGATGTCCTCTTCAGATAAATCCTGTCTCCACTGCAGAAAATTAGTAGCATCATCATAAGCCGTGGCAAATCCTTTATGTTCAGCCCTTGCCCACCTAATTACCCTTTCACGTCCGGTAAGATGAGAACTAACCATCGCCGCAAGTAAGATCGCTTGAAATTTATCCATCGCTGGTTTGATGTTCATTACACCACTTCTGGTAGAACGAACTACATTACTTACCAGCATTCTCGATACAGGAGCTATGAGTCCAACTCCGATATTTTCGAGTTTTTTGGTTTCTCGTACAACAGTTAATGCACGATTTTCTAATTGTTTACGAGCCAAACGCGGCATAAATTTCCTTTACCGTTTGTATTTGTTTTTTGCTCAACGGTTTATTATCTTCATCTTTGTCTTTATCTTCATCACCCGGATTTGGGTTGTCATCATCTTCATCATCTTCATCTTCTTTTATAACCAAATTCACGTTTTCTTGTGCCTTTGGTAGTTCAGCTAATTCAAGCATGTTGTCCACGTCCAACCACGTCTGGAACATATCCACATTAGACGGTGCTGTAAGGACTTTTTCTACTATCCCACGGTAGTAAGCCTTGGTGACAGGATCAAGCCCACCTTGTTTCAAATAAACCGTATCTTGTGTATCTTCACCAAAGTTGAACCTTAACAATGGATTGATGATATCTTGATTGACGGCACGTAGAATATTTTTGTGCAATTCGTCCGATGTGACTAATGCTACACTACCATGGGTACTAGCTTCTGCTTTTGTGCCAAATTGACCCTCTGTTGCAGCCCTTTCCGGCACTAACCATCCACGTAGTATCAACGATTCGTAATGACGCAATGAATCAACAAAACCCTTGCCATGTTGACCTTTTGTTTCCAAGAAACTAATATGCCATGCCGCATATGCTTCAGGATCGATTCCTTGTCTTGACATATCTCTTGCCCACGCCGCTAATTCTTGCGGCATTGCAACACCTTTACCGGAACCAAGAGATTTAAGGATTGCTTCTGCTATTTCAAAATTTGTGGTTTCCGCACCCGTGGCATCTCTGCTTTTACCTATTGGGTACTTTATCATTGGTATTACACCAGCGATCTTCGCCATATATTTCAACTGTTTAAGTGCAACTTGGGTCCACGGAAACCACGCAAATTCCCTGATATTCTCATGTCTGCTTCTGCCATAATAATTACCCGGTTCACCATCGTACACATAATGAAAGCATTTATCCACGTTTAGTTCAACACCGTCTTGTGTTATACCGACAAAGTTACCAAACTTGTTATCAGCCCGAACCTCCACTTGGTCCGGTGCTAATGCTTTCAACCTACCCAACACCAGCCTTAATACACTGTCAACTGGTTTTACTTCCCACACCTTTTCAAAACTTTGAAATCCGTAATCTAAAGACCACATCAAGTCTTCAATTAGTTGTGGCCATAATCTGTCAATTTGATTTTTAATGAAGATTTGTATCTCTTCACTTGTTTCATCATCCTTTTCCACAGAATAAGCCGCCATCTTAACAGGAGCAGTAGCAACAGTTCTGGCCAAGGCTACAGTTGGATTGGCTCTCATTCTACGGTAAGTGTTGAATCTTCCTCTTGGTACGTCCACTGCGTCCCATATAGAAGAGAAAATACCCGCCACTTGACGTAGGGTTTTTTCACCTAAAGGAGGAGCATTTACATTTGCTTCTTTTTCTGCCACTACTCTTTTTCCTTTAATTATACAACCAGCTAATTGTTTTTATTATCACTTCAAGACAAGCCCAAAACACTAGTCCAACAAAGACTACCGTAAGTATTTTACCAGTTGACTGTTCCATTATTTTACCTCAAGCAACATTTCTTGGATTTACGTCCCGAACCACAACCACAAGGATCATTTCTTTTAATTATATGACGCGTACTCAGTCTTAACTGTCTAGCTCTTCTTCTTGATTTTCCCAGTTCATCACTTGCTAATTGTTCATTTTGACTAACTTGCATAATTCCTAACCTCGATAATTGTCCGCTAACTTCCACCATTTCACTAGCTTGCATTGTACCACACCTTTCGCTTGCCAAGGAGACTATCTCCTTTAGCTCCCCTTGCATCCAAGGGTTTTCTGAATATTCTCATGGGGGTTACTACCTTAAGCCACCACCGAGAATTGTCCCACCAAGTCCTCCCTACGTGTTACGCGTACTGGTCTTAAAAACTCTATTCTATAATCATCAGCATCTGACGCATGGCTCAATTTTTTCTGGCTCTTATCGATTCCACCAAATGAGTCCCTCTTCAGGTACATTCTATCTTCAATTAAACGTTGGCATCTACCATGACATTTCCAGTGTACCTTTGAATCACAATCCTTGAGTGTCAACTCTACTGCATTTATTCTATCCACTACCATCGGATTACTTCTTGGTATCCGTAACTCGTACGGTATGCCTAACTTAAGCAGCCCATCTTCAAGGATCGCAATGTTACTTTCACCAGTGCCGGACCATTGTGCATTACCGGACGCGTCACCAAACACATAAAGCATCGGCCATTGCCATCCACCCAGTTCTTCTATCAACCTACCAAACATTATCACTGCATCTTTTACACTCAATCTTGGTGTGAAAATCTCGTGTACAGTAGTGAAGAGCCAATTATCCTCATACTCGTTATGTAATTGCCCTATTTCAAAATGCATGCCCGGTGCTATGTTGAAATCAATAGACAGGTGCAATGGTAAATTCTTATTTAGTTTCAGTCTGTTGGACACGTGATGTTTCTTAGCAAATGACGGATAAACCCTACCACCACGTAACGAAGCTGCACCACCCTCAAGGTACTGTTCAGCTAAATCTGCAGTTAGATTCTTTTTCATTTCATCATAGAACACTGCCGCACGTGGATTTTCATTAGTAGGTGCTCTGTACAATGACGCATTATCCGAATGCATTTCCTTATAAATTTTAGTTGCATCACCCTCATTAGTGTAAGTAAACATCTTTTGTACGAAATTGGCATCCGGATGTCGTACTCTACCAATAAATTGAGTATAAGCATCATTCTTAGGGTCAAACATGTCTTCTTTCCAACGTGCAGGTTCATCACCCCATCCAGCACCAACCTGCCAACCTGTTATCGTTTCAGGTCTTTCAGCCGTACGGATTAGGATCACACTTGGATTTTTATTTGTACCAAGATCAGGTAGGATAAGAGCAGGACCGGAAAATTTACCCTGTGAGACTGAACCGGTTGACTTCCACTTATAACTTAACCCGGCTTCCTTGAACGCATCAGTTAACGCCGGTACTTGGAAATCCATCGCATTTGAGTATGTTGGTGATACTGCCGCAGATGGGATGTAAGTGGGTTGTCCTGTCTCTAAGTCAAACGCATTGTGTATGTGAAGTGTAACGAGTTTTCTACTACCAATAAACGTCTTGCCCGACATCCAACCACCCTCAAGACCAACGATTGTATGTGTCCAATCATTAGCAAAACCCGCTTGTCCACCCGGATTTGGTATAACGATGCCAGCTTCATTTATCAATATTTGACTCATTTAAGTCCCGGTCCCTGTAGTGGTAAACTAATTCGCCTTATTGTTTCCCCATCTGTTATACCAGCCTCGTCCAAACGAAACATCGTAGTTGCTAATTTTAAATGGTATTCTTGCACTTTTATTACTTTATTTATCACTTCTAATTTTTGACCAATCGATGTCTTTTTACTTTGTAAGATTTTAATTATTTCTTTTGACGTTAGTTTAGTTAGCTTTAATGCGTCAGGAAAAACAAGTAAAATTTCAGTTAAGTTCGGCATGCCCGGTATACTTGGTAGTTTCGGTCCCTCCGGTTGTGCTAGTGGTAACGTCTTTTTCTTTGCCGGACTCTTTTTAGTTTTGGTCTTTTTCTTAGCTTTGACGGCCTTAACGACCTTTTTAGTTTTTTTCACCACTGTTAACGCCTTTATCTACGGTGCAATTTGCTCTTCCAATTCTTCAACTTTATAATGTTTCTTTACGTTATTCTCCTTTACTGAACAAATCGTCATTTTTAGTTTGTTTTGTCTCTTACCCCCTTTCATGATACCGTAAGGGGCATACAGTCTTCACTTTTAATGAAATCGACAAATTGAAAACAAACAAAATACATAAAACAAAACCACAGGTGGATTAGTCCTGTGGTTCTGGAGGAGGTTAGATCGTAAAAAGTTTGTGAGTTTTAAACGACCTAACTAGGAGGAAATAAAGTTATTTTATTACCCTTTCTAATAATACTACCCACGGCAGGCCAGAGGTAAGTTACCTAACATCTTTACTTTCCTTTATGCTTTTCAGCAAACTTTTTTATTCTGTTAATCAAGGCATCAATGGCCATCAACGTTTCATCACTCCACTTAGGTAAACCCACACCCCGCATTTCTTGACTCATCAAACAGTGAGCCATGTGGTATTCTTTACAACAACCATCATCATCATCACCAATACAGTCTTCCTCCCAAGCAAGACATTCTGAACAACCATCCTCGTTATATATACATAGTGCACATCCCATACTATCATATTCTAAACATTGTTTTGGTGTGAGTTTTCGTTTCAACTCCCATACCCTAATACTACATAGGGCCGCTTCATAAATACCTTTTTTCGCTTCTGCTCTTACATATTTATCTGATAATAATTCAATCTTTCCCATTTTATTCAACTTTCAATATTACAGCTAGTTCGCCGATCATTCTGGTTACGGTGCTTAATGACGCTGTGAGTTCTGATTTTTTATTAACCAAATCTCTGTATCTTTCTTCATTCGTTGCCTTGATGGTGTCCGTTATTTCCTTTTCACCACCATCCGCTTCTAACCCCGAAATCAGAAAACTTGTATGACCATGTGGAGTATCAAACGGCACACACATCACAGACACACCTTGTTCTGTCACCCCAATTATCCTCCATCTTCTACCAGTTTCTTTCGATCTAATCATAATTTCACCTTTTTAAAATGCCCGCCACAGCCAGATCATTAAGTTACTTCGCTGTAGAGTAGTAATCCACTACAGGACGGATTTTTCGCTTAACGGTAATCGTATCTGACTATGCGGTTTCCGTTAACCACGTGACAGGTCTTCTTTTTTAATATTAAACAACAGGTTGAATTATGTGTCCAACGTCAGCTACTTCGCCCTCCACGGACGACGCTTTACACCCTTTAGTTTTTACCATCTTTCCCGCACAACTTTTTACGAACTACCGTTACTTGGTTGTGTGATACTTGAATCGGGAGTTCTACACTCCATGACTTACTGTGAGTAGTTAATTCACGTTTCAGTCCAAGGGTACTTCTACGGCCTTATACCGCTGTTATTTTACTTTTTCCTTTAAATTTCCCTTGACGATATTTATTTCATCGAATTTTGTGTTTTTACCTGAAAATTCGCGTCCAGCTTTTTTAGTTTTAAACACAAACATAATACCCTCGCACCCATCAGGTAAACCCACTTCTGGAAACATAGGTAAATTTACTTTAGGTTTGCAGTGTATTTTTGTTGCCAAGTAGAATTTTTTCTTACTCATAATGTCAAATCCTCTTTAGTTAATAAATCTTTTGTGAAATCACCACCCGGACCGAGCTTTACAACTGGCGGTTTTCCGTCCAACCACTTCTTCACTTCTTCAGGCGAACCATAACACCCACTAGGTACATTATTGTAGATGTACTTAACGATAATCAACATGTTACGTGTGTTGTCCGTGTCCGCTTTATTGAACGCCTTAAACAGATCATTTTCCAACACGGCCATTAAAAATCCACCTGTCGGAATCCGTTCCTTAACGTACCTATCCAAAGCTCCTATTATTTCATTATCCATAACTTATAATCCTTTCATTTAAAACCTGCTCAAGACTCCACCGAACAACCACTAAACCGACAAAGCCTCGAACAAGTAAGCCAACCATCCTTGCCTATCACTACACCCCGAAGCAAAAATAATCAGCACAAATCAAACTCCACTTATATAACGTGTCAAAATTAAACTCGTTTTCATTACCCTGCAACTTCTTCACCCTCCACGGACGACATCCGCCAACCAATCTCGATTTCCCAGATACCACGCTATCGTCTTGTTGATCCCTTCTTCGAAACTAACTAAAGGCCGCCAGCCCAACTCTTCCATTATCTTACCGGCGTTCATAGCATACCTTCTATCGTGCCCGGGCCTGTCGGTTACATGTCTGATAAGCGATTTCGGCTTATCGAGCCGATCCAGTATCAACTCAACAACCTCAAGATTGGCCTTCTCGTTACAACCACCGATATTATATATCTCACCGGGAGTCGCTTCGGTTAAAACTTTCCACACCGCTGTGCAATGATCATACACATATATCCAGTCTCGAACATGCAGCCCGTCACCATAAACTGGCAATTCTTTATCGTGCAACGCGTTATTTATCATCAGCGGTATCATCTTTTCCGGAAACTGATATGGCCCATAATTATTCGAGCAACGTGTAATATTATAATTAAGTCCCCAGGTGTGTCCGTAAGCACCCACAAGATGATCCGCTGCCGTTTTACTTGCCGAGTACGGCGAATTCGGACTCAATGCCGTCTGCTCGCTGAATCTACCTGTCGGGCCAAGCTCACCATAAACCTCATCGGTCGATATTTGGACGAACCGCTCTATACCTTTTTCACGTGCCGCCTCGAGCAGCATCAATGTGCCGGTAACATTCGTCTCAATAAAAATCTTAGGACCCGTGATCGAGCGATCAACATGGCTCTCAGCAGCAAAATTGACAATAGCACCTATATCGTGACTTTCTATAATTTGTGACACCAAATCATAATCGCATATATCACCTTTAATAAATTTATGGCTGGGATGCTCAAGAAAACCAGCCAGATTATTAAGATTACCGGCATATGTCAGCTTGTCCAGATTCACCACAAAACAATCGCTATGCTCGGCCAGCACCATCCGAACAAAATTACTACCAATAAAACCTGCACCACCTGTCACTAATATACTTTTCATAACAACTCCAAAAAACGTCCCAACGGCAACTCCCAACGCTCGATCGGTTTATTAAGCAGCCCCTGAATTTTACCACAATCAAATCGACTATTCAATGGCCGTGCCGCCAGACTTTCATAATCACTACTTTTGCACTTTGATAAATTCACCGCCATACCAACTTTCTCAAATATAAATTTCGCCACTTCAAATCGACTGGTATATCCAGCCGAGGCAAAATGATATACTCCTTCAGGTCTAATCCGCAAAAGTTCACAAACAGCATCAGCAACCTCAACCGTTGCCGTCGGCGACCCTGACTGGTCATCGACAACTCGAATATCCTTGTTCGTCTCACCATAACCTAAAAGCTTAGTCACAAAATTCCGACCAGCCAACCCGTATGTCCACTCAACCCGGACTATACAATGTCGGCACCCGCTTTTAGCCAAAAGCTTCTCACCCGCCAGTTTGCTTTTACCGTATGTGTTTATCGGATTAGCTTTGTCTGTCTCACGATAGGGCTTGTCGCTTTTGCCGTCAAACACAAAATCAGTGCTGATATGTAACACCCATTTGCCAGCTTCTTTAGCGGTTTCTCCCAATACCCCAACCGCCTCGGCATTAACCTGATAAGCAAGATCAAACTCAAGTTCAGCCTGATCAACATTAGTATATGCCGCACAATTCACAACAACATCAGAATCCTTAACAACTTGATGAACATGTTCAGGCTTGGTAATATCAAACTCCGGTAAATCATAAACAACAAATTCAAGCCCACGCCGACCACAAACACCAACCAAATCCGTGCCAAGCATCCCCCCACCACCTAATATCGCTACCCGTTCCATCTACCTACCTCCCTCACCCATCATTACGTATCCATTTATACGGAATATGATTATCATGCGGATCGCTGCGAAACTCGTCCGGCTCAACATAATTATACATTTCCGAAACCACATTTACAATGTACGCCTCGACTTGACTGACGCACACCCAGCCGTGCTGGACACCGGGCGGTATATGAACCAATCCCGGACAATGTTCGCCAAGATAAAACTCATTTACCACGCCTTGCGTCAATGAGTTTTCCCTATCGTCATAAAGTGCAACCTTTATTGTGCCCTTGACAACATAAAAATTGTCTGTTTGTTTCTTGTGATAATGCCACGCCTTGACAACACCCGGATATGTAGTGGTAAAATAAACTTGGCCGAACTTCTTAAAAAAATCATCGTCCCCACGAAGTATCTCGCCAAGCCTGCCCCGCTCATCAGGGATAACCTTACAACGACGCACACCCACCCCTTCTATAAGAAGCTCACACGAACTACGAACAACTAATCCATCATCTATTAAAACACTCTTTAGAGGCAATATCTTTCCCATTTTCATCCTCATTGTGGGGGGTTATTTAATACCATCGCATTAGCTTTGTATAGAGATTCGAATGTGCCAGCATCGGTCCACCAGCCGTCGAGAATATCATAACACAACTGGTTCTTCATTATATAAGCATTATTGACATCAGTAATTTCCAACTCACCTCTGCCTGACGGCTTAAGTGTAGCGATAATGTCAAAAACATTTGTATCATAAAAATATATACCGGTCACAACATAATTAGACTTAGGCTTTTGTGGCTTCTCCTCGATACCGACAACCCTGCCGTCACAAACTTCTGCGACACCAAACCGTTGCGGATTATCATGCTGAATAAGCAACAGTCTGGCACCGCTCTTCTGCGACTTGAACTTGTCCACATACTCCCTTAGTCCTGCCTTGAATATATTATCGCCAAGAATCACCACTATCGGATTGCAGTTGGAGAAATCCTTGGCTAACCCCAACGCTTGGGCAATCCCGCCAGCCTCATCCTGCACTTTATAGGTGAATCGACACCCGAAATCTTTGCCAGAACCTAGCAAATTCACTACGTCGCCCATGTGCTCAACACCGGTAACAATCAATATTTCATCGATCCCAGCCGAGACGAACTTCTCAACAGCATAATAAATCATCGGCTTACGACCCACCGGAAGAAGATGCTTATTAGTGACTTTCGTAAGCGACTCCAGCCGAGAACCCGTGCCGCCAGCTAGTATAACCCCTTTCAAATCCACAACTTACCCTTTCCCAGCTTGATAAAAAAAAATAAACTTATCCGAAATTTCATCAAACAATCACAAAATCGACAAAGCCTCGAACAAGTCTCCACCTACATAACGTGTCAAAATTAAACTCGTTTTCATTGCCATGCAACTTCTTCAATTATATTAAACGCTTCCTGTAATCGTTTTCTTCTTGGTTTATTCACACTAAACTTCCTTTCTCTGTTGTGAAAATTTTCTTGGTTATCGCCACAATTCTAGTAACAGTGGCCGGTGACACTCCATGATGTTTGGCTATATCCACCTTACGAACTACCGCCTCTTTCACTCCCATTTTCAACTTCCCTTTTTTTCGTTCTCGCTGAGCCTCGATCATCCGATTCCACGCGTACCCTTGTACATCAGGGGACGGTTGCACAAATTCCATGATGATTTCTAGTTGTGGTGGTGTCAAGTGCTTTGATAAAAAACTCATTAATTCTTCAGTCTGGGACTCAATTTGGTCCTGTGATACTTTAGAATGAACGTCAGTCGGGTCCACTACTTCGGTTCTTCTGCGATTTTCTTTACGAACCAAATCAATCGACCTACAAATCACAAAGTTTTTTACCCTCTTTTGAGATTTGCTTGATATGTCAGTTGGAAGCTTTCCATCTTGCATGGCCGTATACACTGTAATGAGTACCTGCTGATAAACGTCCTCAATTCCCCAAATCCCAGCATGATACCGTTTAGCACAACTCCACAGAATACCCCCATACTGCTTATTGATAGACAATAAATCCATTGTTCTATCCTTTCGATTTTAATATAGTTTTATTCTCCATTACACTATGGACAAGTGGTCTTTAGCCTTTCATTTTCTGTTTTTTATACTATAACCTTGGTGGGATCGTACAACACGACTCGTTTTCACCATAATTTCAAGCAAATCCCCGAAATACTTACCACCGGATTCGAAATTGACCTTATTAGCAATCTCCACTGCAGTAGTCCAATCTTTTTTCGACTTCAAAAACTCTAAGATTTTAAGTATATCCTCTTTCGATTTCAATTCAGCGATGTTACCCCTCACTATTTCCATTCTTTGTTCGTAATTTAGCATTTTAGTCCGATGCTCTTTACGCTTGATATTCAATTCGTCTAATCTTTGGTATAGAAGTTTTATTTTCGTCTCTTTAATTTCTGTGATTGTACTCATGGTCTTTAGCCTTTCATTTTCTGTTTTTTATACTATAACCTTGGTGGGATCGTACAACACGACTCGTTTTCACCATAATTTCAAGCAAATCCTCTTCCATTGTACCACTAACTCCACATTTTGGATTTAAAAATGACTCATCCCTAATTAAAGGGACGAGCCACACTACCTTATTACGCAACAGCTTTAATCAGACTGTCGATTAAAGGTTGCACGATTTTACCACGAGCAATTGACAACTCATGCGATTGGATGTAAGTTAACCCATTTATTGCCGCCCATGCCGACCTGCCACCCATTTCCACATGTTCAACAAAACTTTCGTGATAATTCTTGGGTAACCGGTCTTTCAATTTTTCCAAATCTTTGGGCGTGAGTTTTTTCTTTGTTAAATTCATCAAAACTTTTTCCGACTGTTTGTATTGACATTCGAACGAACCCAATTCATTCACCAGTCTATCAACCTCATAAATCGTATGAATATTATGACTCACGAGGTTTGTGCTACCCTCAAGTTGAATAACCAATCCATTCGAACAAACCACTCTAAACCAACCAACCTTGATGTGAACTCCGGATGTTGCAGCATAACTGTTGACAACCTGAATCATCGGAGTAATAATATCTTTTTTGCCTGTGCCATTTTCAGTAAAAAGAGTTCCAACATCAAACGCACCATTACTGCCCATCACCACATCAGCACCTTTCATGGCAATATCAATTCGTTGATGAGTACCAAACCGATTTATCGTAACATTTTCTTTTCCAACATCAAGGTCCACACGTTCCAAAATCGCATCTACTATCATACCAGTTTTAATTGGAGTGTATCTATCGGAAACAGGTCTGACCGGTTGCCACGCATCATCAGCATCTTTGCCGTAAACCATAGCAAATTCTGTAGGGTTTCCCTCTGGTGTCAAAATCCGCTCCGCTTTGGCCGTACCAAACCTATCATCAATTTCCCAGACAACATTACTGTTCGACCCACCATCCGAGTTCAAAATTCTTCCGCTGGACGCACCAACAATTTTCAACTCTGATTTTGGTGCAGGTCTTTGACTTTTCAGGGTCGCTCCAACTTCAACCTTGGCATCGATGATGGCTTTGGTTTCAGGTTTGATCTTGGCATCAGCTTCCGCTTTGGTCCCAAATTTTAGGCTCTTTTTTACGGTTTTTCGGGTTTTAGTTTTGGACTCTGTTTTCTTCGATTTTTTTGTTGCTTTTTTCATTTCTGTAATCCTTAAAAATATATGATTGTTTAGAAATTATTTCGTTTAATAGTTGATTCTCACACCAAGAGCTTTACTTATACGCTTAGCAGCTTGGGTAGCGGACACTAAATCAGCAAATACAAGCTTAATTGCGGATGTTTCTGGCCGACCGCTCTCAACCAATCTAACTGCACATTCTAACCCTGATTGGTAAACTTCAATCCAACTATCACCATCTACCACTAATCCTTTTATTGTTTTTGTTTCATTTGCCGCATTTTGTTGTGCTTTCGTAACCATTTCATGTTTCCTTTCAAAATTTTGTGATTGTTCAAACTAAAAACTACATAAAACAGATAGCAAAGAACGTGCCAGAAAAGACTACGTTACAAAATTTACTTAGTTTACTTAAATTACCAAACTAAACCACCATACATGTTAATTTAGGTAAATTTGTTAATTCCTCACTTAACAAAAATGGCGTTTCCGATACCCCATATTGCGTCAACACAACATAAAATTGTGTCTGCATATTGCCTCAAATCACAACCGGTGGTATATTTTCCGTGGCATGAATTTTGCATTGTTTCATCCGGGTATCTCATGATGCGTAAACACAACAAATGTTGTTTTAACACAATATTAATCGCCTTTCAAACTTACCTAAATTAACATCTAAAACGTCCCACGTCCCTTGGCTTTGGGGGTCACACACCCCTGACTACCCTCTCCAGAACCTTAAAGCCAAGGGGAGCTAAGGGAGACACACTTCTCGACAACGGAAAGACCTGCTTTACCCTACCCTTATGGTCTGTGTCCTACGGTATTGGACGGTTTCCAGTTGCTCTACTATCTTAGCCATTTCGGACCAGCCTAAATCAGCCGGGTCTTTACCACCACCCATTACCACCGGGTAAGCCTTGAATCTACGCCTCACCAACTTTTTCACTGCAGTTTCTGAAGAACGAGTAGCATCGGGATCAAACAAAACAAAAACCCGATTTACATGATCACTCCTCAACTGGTCCATCTGTAATTCTGTTACTGTACTACCCATAACTGCATAAGAGTGAGGGGTAGCAAAATGATCAAACACCCCCTCCACCAAAACAGCAAAATCATGCCACTTATGCACGTGCCGACCAAACAGAGGTTTACTTGAGCTTACCATTTCTAAAGTTTTAGGGTCATCATTATTATCATCAAGTTTTCGACCTGTGTAATAAACAAGTTCGTCCTTTTCATTCCAACATGGGAAGAATACACGGTTTTCAAAGGATTTGACTGACACTGCATATTGAGCAATTTGACCTCTAGACAACCCTCGTTTCACACAATACTCGTGAGCCTTACTAGCTAAAGACAACAAAAGCGGACACTGTTGATATCCTTCCCGGAGATTAGCTGGATTGTGTTCCAACACCTGTATAATTGAAACTAAAGACTCTTCACCATAACACCTAATGGGTGCGGTAACCGAAACCAATTCCGCTCTTAAACCCGCCCAACGTGATCTCAAGATTTTCGAATTCCCAATAGTTGACCGAATTGAACCACCCTTATCGCACTTAAAACAATGATACAGGTATTTATCTATGTTAACGTAAAAATGGTGACCTCTGTCTTCACAAGACGGACAACTTATGGCCAACTGGCCGGTGTCTTCCGTAAACACATAATCATTTGAAGCAACACATTCTAATACATGATCAACAATTTCTGTCATAATATCACCCAATTTCCCTTATCATTTGTTTTTCAAAATCAGCTTCCATCGCAAACTTTTCATGTTTTTTAGCATCCCTAACCTTAGCAGAATACATCGTCATTCGATTTAATTCTTCGTCTTCCAACGTCTGACCAAACCCCAACACCAAATCAGCCGATTCAATCTTACCATACGCTTCTGTTACGTCTTCGGACGAAATTATTTCCTTACCAGCCCTACTTTTATTCACTTGGCTTGCAGTCCAATGCACACAACCCAAATTAACCGCCGCCGCTTTACAAGCTTCGAAAATTTCCCTATACTCATGCCGTGGTTCTTCTCTTCGTTGTGGTGGACGGAATCTGTCGGCATAATCGGTAATAACTACATCTACTTTCCTGTCTTGAGCTTGTTCTGCTGTTCTAACAAATGAAATTAAGTCAGCAACCGAATGCATCCTTGTTTGCAGTTGTTTAATCTCACATCTTCCACCTGTTTTTTCCAACAGCTTATCACGAACAGCCCGCACTTCTTTTATGCTACCAATCATTTCCGATATAGTCTTACCAGAAATGGCCTGAAGAATCCTACGTTTTATCTTAGTCTCACCATCTTCAAATGTAAAGTATATAACCGACAACCCCCGACACACAGCATTTACAGCAACATTGACTAATACTGTAGTTTTACCACCATTAACCACCGTCAACACTACCGCCAAATCTCCAACTTCACAACCCCCATTAAGCCGATGATTTAACTTTGCCCATGGAGTTTTAATAATCCTACCCTGCAGATCGTTTTCCTCACTTTTACTGTCTTCATGTAGTAATGTGTGTTCTCTTAATAGATCATCACCAATACGAGAAGCTTCGTCTATTTCTTCAGCAAGAATTTTTGGCTCAATGCCTACGCCATTCGTCATGTCGAAATTTTGAAGTACCTTGTCGATTGAAGTCCACTTTACCCACATCAAGAGTTTGTCACGTACGTAATCCAAATCACTACAGACTGGTAGATTTTGTAAAGTGGTGATTGCACCCCCTTTATCTCGATAGGAAGTAGCTTTGATTTGATCAACCAGCACATCAACAACTGGTACACACTCGTATTTATCATGATATAACAACAATTGCTCAACCAAAAAACCGTTGGTCCGGTGACTGAACATGTCTTTACTTATAATCGATTTGAATCGTTCTAGAAAATCAAAATCCTGACACACTGCCGCCAATACCATGTGTTCAAATTCTGGGTCAATATCATATGCAGTACGTAAATCCATTCGTGTTGCACCTCTGTTAAAAATCAAGGGGGTTCCAATGCTCTTCACTTCATCGAAACCCCCACGACTAAAGAATGATATATCTTAACTTTTAAACACCTGTAGAGCCAAAACCGCTTTGACCTCGTTCTGTTTCCGGTAATTGAAACACACGAACTACTTTTACTTTCGGTACAGGTAAAATCAATAACTGTGAAACTCTTTCCCACGGTTTAATCAAAATCGGTGTTATGGGCATCGTTTCATTAGAACCTTGTAACACTGGGTTCCACACTATGATGTACAAGGGACCAGTATAACCACTGTCAATGACCCCAGTAACAACAAACAAACCTTTACGCGTGAATGTTGAGGATCGAGATCTTAAAATACCACAGTAACCATCCGGTATCTTCATCCTTATACCAGTATTGATTCTTTTACTGCAGTAAGGACCAACAATTACTGTCGAATCCGATGCATTATACAAATCAAAACCACAATCTCCATCTTTAGCGTGTTTAATTTCGGCTTTTCTCGCCACTATATCACTATCATAAATTATTTGCAGATCATCCAAGATTGTCAACCTCCGTGTAAGTAAAAAATCTATCCGTACCTATTCGTTGTTTATACACTGAAATCAAAGCCGCAATTTGTGTTGCGTCAGTTATCATCTTTCGTAGATAAAATTCTCTGTCTAATTCACAACCCAGATGCTCTTCTCGGTTTTTTAATCTTTTCCACTGTTCTTCTTCATTAGAACATATTAGCCTGATTTCAAGCCCACTTCTAGAAAGATTTTTAACCGTGTCCATCAGGTATTCAAGTTGACTGACACTACGTGGGAAACCATCGATAATCAAGTCCTTATTATATCGAGAACTGATTTGAACTGAATAATGAATTAACGCACGTGCTAAAAGTTCAGTCGCTTCCGATGTGGATGGATTAGATTGTGTAGTAAAAAAGTCATCACCAAACATACCACGAAAAATCTTACCCAAACTAAGCACCATGGGTAAATTTCCCTCCGATGGAGGTTTATTTTCCGCTACAGATGTTAGTTCTTCTACTAATTCAGCACATTGATGAGTTTTACCACAACCAGTAGTGCCGATAACACTAATCACTTTCAACAGAATCACCTCCTTTACCATCATCCGTTTTAGTAGGTTCGGGTGTTAGAGTAGGTGTAGGTGTCGGAGTTGGAGTGGGTTCCGGTGCTTCATCATCTGGAGGATAACATTCTTCAGGTTGTTGACCCGTGTATCTTTCACCATCAAGAATATTGATCATTTCGTCATTTTTAGCTCCATACCCCAACAACGATAAAGTACAATCCTTTTGATCACACCCTATAGCTACGTTATTAATGAAATCATCACATTCTTCGTCAGCCAAGTAATTACAAAAATTGAGAAACGCATAATCCGGACGTACTATACATAAAAATCTTTCCAGTTGTAAATAACTGAAAGTGAATATACGTCTTACACGTTTGGTGACTGTGGTTAATTCCATCGTTGGTTTACCAGCAGTTACACTTACTTCGTCCCAAGTCAACTCGGTTTGATCCGGGTAACAAGGCCCACTGTAACCACCTACCGTACTACCAACTCGAATTGGTAAGGTACGTAGTGAAGCAATAATGGAACCTATGAACTTAACAGGAACACCAGCATTGTCCAAACCTCTACCAATCAGACAATCACGACTGGTAACATACGGCCATTTAGTACCGTAATTAAGACTTAAATCAAAACCCTGTGCCATTTCCAACAGTGCTGTGTGAGCACCACTGTCAAAATCCATCAGTTTCATTACACCTAAAGAATCATACATGATAAAATTCTTCAATTCTGGTGCTTGTTCAGCTATAGCAACTTTATGTCGTGGATTACGTTGCATTTTTCTCATAGTAGCTTCCATACCACCGGTCATCGTTGACGCAATCGGATTTAGCTTGGTTTCAGCTTTCACGTCAGCAGGACGCAAAACACCAGCATTAGGGTGAATGTGAAGTAACCAGTCTCGTCCACATTTTTCATCCCGGTAATCCTCGGCCATTTCGATTTCTTGCATCAACCGGGGTATGTCGATCACCGCATAAGGTCCGATAACTACATGTTTCACGGTTTTAATCAACGCACCGGTAGGAAGCATCTTAGTCACAAGAGCCTCGCCATAATCATCAACGTATGTGTGACCAGAGTTTGGCATAAAATCACTTATGGACACATCGATTTCGGGGTGACGGTTGTATAAGTACCCAGCAAGTTTACCCTTACCAGTGCTACCCCACTGACCATCAATCACCACATTTACACGATTCTGTTTAATCATCATTTGAAAAAATCTCCACGGGGAATATTAAGGGTTAATTATTTTAGCCGCCATTGATAAGTTGATCAATAAAACTACGGTCATCATCTTCAGCCGGAGTTTCCGGTTCCTCTTCCCTTACCGCAAGTTTTTCATCTTTCTTCGACGTTGTTTTTTTCTTAGTTGCCTTTTTCTTCTTCGCCTTATCCTTTGCAGCTTTTTTCTCTTCTTCCGCCGCAATCCGCTTATCGTCCCCCTCAAAAGGAGTAGTTTCAGGTTCTTCCACGTCAGCATTCACTTCCTCAAGTTGGTTTTCATCCCAAATATCAGAAAGACTGATGCCTATTTTTTCGGCTTGGTCTTCTAAACTCGGATTTTTCAATTCTGTCAAAGGATCAACCACCGATTCGGCAATACTTTCAGCAACCGGGTACGCTTTACGCATGACAGTTACATGATATTCACGCTCAAGCTTATCGCCGGTTGCTTCAATTTCAAAACAATGACCAGTTTCAGCTTCCAATACATCAGCCCAATCTTCAGATAGGACGTATTCTGTGATAGCTTTCCATACCGATGTTGGTACACTAAATGTGACAACACGTTTAGCATCAGAATCAATAGCAATCGCCTTAATAAGATACTTCGATCTAGAACTATACACCCGGTCCCTGCCACCCAACGATGCCATTTCGTTGATACGACAATGAACACAAGCTTCGCCAAACGTGCCGTGTTTGCACACACCAATACTTTTGAAATCAGGTACTTTAGCATGATCAACTAGTAGTCGTGAAAAGATGGTATCGCCATCTTCATCTTCGAATTCCAATATTCGAAGTCTGGTGGTCCCCTTTTTCAAGAACCGTAATCCTCCGACTCTTTCAGCCGCTTCATCCATTTGCTTCTTCAATGCTTTTCTATTAACTACCATGATTTTCTGCCTTTCCTATTTTCGTATGTGTATATCTGAACTCATTTCGGCCCTTACTGTTGCCGATAAATTTACTAACATATCACGCCTATGCTCGAACGAACGACATATTTGATTCATTCCGTCCGCTTGAGCTTCCAATTCCGTCAATTCTTTTCTTACTGTTAACCACTTTTTTTCTCTGCGACACTGTGAATCATGCATTCTTTCAGTGACTTTATTGTGGACCTGATTCAAGCTATGGTGAATGGTAGCCTCTTCTGCTTCCAACTTCATTTTGGTGATTTTCACCAATCTGATTAGTTCAACATAAAGCTTAGCATAAAAGAAGTAATAACCCGGTTGATGACTCATGTCCTCATTAACGGTTTCTCTGCTGAACCTTAATTCGTTACTAGCTCTATTCGCCAATTTTAGATATTGTGATGTTTTCACGATTTTAAGCTTTTTTCCACTGTGCCAATAAAAGTTAATGCATCTTTCAACACTTGTTGTTTTATCAAATACTTCACATCATTGAAGTTCTCACCTTTTCTTACTTCCCTGCCCATGCCTATGTCAACTCGGAAAGACTCGTAATTACCGATGTTGATGGTTTTACCAATAGAAACAAACACCCTGTTAGCGTTTTGACCGTCCGATGTCAACCCCTGACACATCATAATTTCTTCTTTACTTGCTTCTTTTTTCTTCACTTTTTTCGCCATAATAAATCTCCTACTTATTAAAAAAGTTGGACGACAATTGCTGGGTGAGGTTCGTTCGCATCAACCTTGCCTCACGTTGCCCAGCTAGCTATTTAGATGCCAGCAACCGCCGCCTACGTTTATATAACGAGCCTTACTTTAACTCGCTTTCATTTCGTACAAATCCGGTCCCATCTTCATATCCACTTTCATTTTGACTGGTGAATCAGCCCAATAAGGTGCTTTGTTGTGAACCAACATAGAATATTCCACAATTTTACTAGTTTCTTCCACGCATTCTGGTGCACAATCTATTATAAGACTGTCATGCACCGTGCAAATAACCACCGCTTTAAGTTTTTTACGTTGTAAACTTTCCCTACAATGACACATACTAATCAAACAAAACTGGTTACCAGTTGATTGAATAGGGGCGTTACCGGCTTGACGTAATGCCCCCTCCATAATCCACCTATCCGAACTTTGTGCACCCGGCAGGTATCTACGTGAACCAAACAGGTCTTCTACATAACCATTATGAATCGCGTGTTTATGGAGTTCGTGTCTAAACTTTAATATTCCGGGAAATTTCTTATTGTATGCATCCATTAGATCTTTAGCTTGACTTAATGTAAGATTAGTCTGTTTAGACAGACCATGCTCCGTTTGACCATACATCTGACCCAAATTCATCCGTTTGCCATGATTTCTTTGTTCGTCTGTTACATCATTATAGTCTATATCATAAATCTGTGCTGATACCCATTTATGAATATCAAGTCCATCATTCAAAGCTTCACACATCAATTTATCTTTTGACCACCCAGCCAAAATATTAGGCTCCAACTGTCTGAAATCAGAATTTATTAAAAATCCACCATCAAATCTAGAAGTAAACGCTTTTTTAATAACCGAATCTCTTGGTATATTTTGCAAGTTCGGACTTGATGATGATAATCGACCTGTAACAACTGTAGTTTGATTAAACTGCGTGTGAACACAACCACTAGGACCAACATAGCTATCCCATTTATTTAAAAACCCAGTTAACATAGATGACAAAGACCTAACCTCATTCATGTTCTTAACAATTTGGTTTTTTTCAATAAAAGGTGCTAAATGATCTTTATCGAAAGAATATTTACCATTTTTATCCGGAGCAATTTTCAATTTCAACTCATTCAAGCATAACTGCTTTATCTGTACAGGACTTTTTGGATTGAAAGGATTTCCCTTTTTGAAAGATTTGATGTTATTTTCAGCCCACATACGAACATTCAACACTTCTGGTCTAGAATAAAACCAATTATTCATTTCCACCAGTTTTTTATTTATTTCTTTTCGTAAACTAACAATCTTTTTAGCATCAACATGCATACCGGTTATTTCCATTTGTGCTAAGTGATAAGCATACGTTTCTTGCATGGAAACAACGTTCATAAGTTTTCTTTTTTTAAGCTCTTTTTCCAATTCTTCACTAGCCAATAATGTAGCAAGAGCATCTAGACCATTATAATGTAACAGTTGTTTAATTGACGTTTCTTCTGGCCGTTGTGATACGTCTTCATAGTAAGATTTGTAAAACGACCACGGAATTTTGGCCCACGTCGCTATTGCTTCAAGATTACATTCTGCCGTTTCATCAATCCTACTCATTTGCAACATCGTGTCTTTTAAAACCGTGGAATGACCAAACCTAAGGAAATTACATTTATGTTCATACTTCGCATTTTGTGCTATACGATCTTTACTTTTTATTATCTTCTTCCACAACCTTGTAATTTCTCGTTTTTCACCACGCTTCCACTTCATCCTACTGTCATCCAGCAGAAAAGAAACTTCACTCCACTTAGTAGCAACACCAATACATAAAATTTTAAATTCTTTGTTCAGTTCTGGTCTTCTTGCATCCACGTTCCCCCATGTTTCGTAATCATACGCTATTTTACCATCGTACTTGAGTAGTTCCTCAAGGTGAGCTTTAATTAAAGAATAGTCTGTTAATTGTTCAACCTCTGGTAATTTCATCCCACCATCTTTAATCAGTTCAGATACTCGGTCCCACACATCAAACCATTTACTTTGTATCGCGTTAAAATCTGGTCTAGAACTGGCATGCATCACATAAGCAGGATCATAGTTGTGAACAATTAAAACACGTTCACCACCCACGTCCATCTTCCCCACTTTTCCCGCTCTCGATGTTTTTATTATTTTTTCAACGGAAATTGCTTGTGCGGCATAAGCCCCCAATGTAACAATAACTTTAGGTTTGTATTTTCTAACCAACCCCATCCAGTTTTCACGACACAACTTAATTTCTCGTTTAGTGGGTTTTTTATCACTAACACATTTCACCACAGTTTCAAGGACGTAATTATCTGTTATATCTTTGAGTATCGCCCGCACTTGTTGACCTGATACACTAACATGAGATTCATTAGCTTTTAATTCACTCAATCCGGGTTGACCACTCAAAACCAAAATATCCGGATTTTTAGAATTAATAAAGGCTGGTATTTTGTAACCATCGTCACCAGCCAAGCATCTTTTACATTTCTCACAAGGTGTTTTTATCATTTGACGTTAAACTCCTTTTTAAGAAATTCATAGGTATCAGGTGCGTCCGGTTTCACAACATTAAGTATGTTACCACTACCATCTTTCATAGGGAATCGATCCCTTAATTCGGAAATCGAGTGTACAATAGGTAGTTTGATGATATTTTCAGCGAACAACACTTCACCTTTTGCTCCTTTACTTTCGCCATGCAACCGTAGTATAACATCACAAATGGCCAACCATTCTATATCCAACTTTATCCAATACTCATACGTTTGAGGTAAATATTCATCCCAGTAATAAAAAAGGTGAGGAACAAAAGGAGTATATCCGTATTCTCGGATTTTAGCCGCAGTTTGTATGGCCCACTCAACTTTCTGCTTCATGTGTTCCCCGCTTATAGGTCCGGCCACATACACCCTACATAGATTTGAAAAGTTTTTTAATCTGTTGATTTTTTCTCTTCGCTTTTGATTGTATCTCTGTTGTCGAGCTACTTCAACTTTAGAATTTCTCTTATATCTATCATTCCTTTGAGCTTTGAGTTTGTCTTTATTGAGTTGGTAGTAATTCCTTGTTTTCTTCCTTATTTGTTTTGCTTCTGGTTTTGTTGGGTCTTCCTTTATGATTCGGATTCGTTCAACCCTCATAGCATTGGTGCCTAACCTGTACAGAAAAGAAGAAATGGTTGCCGGATTCCCAAGATCAACTTCGTTCAAACGTTGCCAGATCCGTATGTATGCCGCCTGAATTGCATCATCAATGTCTTTATTAGGTATAATAGCAACAGCAATTTTGTGTAGTTGTGGTTGAAGTTTTCGGAATAATCCCGCTTGAGAACCGTTTATTGCTTTTATTACTAAATTCTTCCATTCTAAATTCTCGTTTGTAGCCATTTCATAAATCCTTTGATAGCATCTTCTTCTTTATCCAACCACAACCACGGCACACCCTTGATAGATAAATAATTTTCATCAGGGCTTGGATTGCAATCATTCATCCATAATAACACATTTTTCGACTTCCCGCACCGTACCGCAGAACCAACCCAGATACCGTGTTCAGTCTTCATAACAATCAACAATGTATCCAAATGTTCATACTTCAAAAAGTCTTTTGTAATATAATCAATTGTATCAGTGTAAATTTTAGTGCCATTTAGCATCGATTTTAGTGTAAGACTTTTTCTGTGTTTGCATTCAACCATCACATTTGGGTAATCAGCACAGTAAATGTCACCTCTAATATCAGTACGTCCACTGTTTCTGGACGTTTGCCAGTTGTCACCACTAATCTTGCGAAACAACCGAGCTAATTCACACTCGAACGCTTTACCCTTGCGTCTGGACTTCTTGCCAACTTTTGACCAGTCCGTTTTCATTTTATTTCGCTCACCCGCTTTTGTGCGATTTTGAAAAACTCTGGGTCTTTTTCAATACCTATAAAATTACGATTCAAATTTTTACACGCCACTCCGGTAGTACCCGAACCCATCGTGAAGTCCAACACTGTGTCACCCTCATCCGTATAAGTTTTAATCATGTATTCCATTAAAGCAACTGGTTTTTGTGTTGGGTGGATAGAACCTCTTTCAATAACTGGAATCGAAATAACCCTCTTAGGATACCGCAACCCATCGTTGACAGTATTGTATTCACCACCCGCACTAAACTTCCCATATATTGTAACACCAGATTCGTTGATCTTCACTGCCTTACCACCCTTATTCTTATAAGGCTTGCCCTTTATCATCTGCGGATTGTATGTACACCCTTTTCTATAAAACACCACAACATCTTCATAGTTCTTCATTGGCATTTTTTTAGCATTTAAATGCCCGGTCCCCCTTGGCTTCACCCACACCCAACAATATTTAAACATTTTCATATTAGATGATATGAGTGTAGTCGTAAACGGTTGTGAAGCAGTCATAACAATAACAGCATTAGGTTTGATTATTTGCTTTAACTGTTCCCACATTGGAACAAGAGGAATAATGGTATCCCATTTACATGCCTTAGAAGCAGTACCATATGGTAAATCAACAAGAACCAAATCCACACTGCCAGTTTTCAGTTTAGGTATAACTTCCAAGCAGTCACCAAGTATTAGTCGCGTTTTAGATTTCATTTTTTACCCCGGCAAAAATGAAAATACCCGCAGAAGCGTTCTGAACAGGCCCACGATGTCGGGTCACAAGGCGGAAACGAACCAAGTGAAATAGAGTTAGCAATCCGAACGATGATTTCTCTCAACCATTTTATACGTTGGTCGTCAAAATCAGCAATCATCCAATCAACTACCGGCACTTTCGTTTTCTTCAGCATGCAGATTCCGACATCGACTTTTTTCTTGAACATGGCCGTGGCTCCCCACCCATAAAAGCCAATGCCGATTTCGCTGTCAAGTTCAGCACGTGATTTCGCTTTTTTACCGGTCTTGTAATCAATAACCGTATTTTTAGATGATTTACCTAAAGAGTTGGTTAATTGACCCTGCACATCGAGCAAACCCAGCATTTTCACAGGTCCAACTTCCATTTGGATTTTGGCCTCGATCAGTTGGGGTGTCAACCGTGGTGCAAAGGTGTCATGATAATCAGACAGCAAAGAAACCGCTCTATTATTAACACCACTTTCATTTTCTTCACCCCAATCTTCAATCGGTTTCTTCCTGTCACTGAATAAATCTTTAAACATAGTGGTTAATTCACTAGCAGGTAAATCATCTTGCGTTTTCTTCTTGTGTCGATTATTTGTTTCAAGTACGCTGTGATGCACACCACCCTCAATAAGTGGAACAGATGGTGGACTCACGATTCCGAGTATGTACCTATTCCAAAACTGTAACCCACACCGTATATACGTACCGATGGCGGATGGACTTAAGTACTCTCTCGGCAGAATGATCTTACTGGCAGTGATCATTTTCTTTTCCGCCGGTGTCAATTTTTGCATAATGGTGGGGTAATCGTCCTCCCACGAACGTCTTTTTCTAGCTGCATCTCTTTTGGCTTCTTTGGCGGATTTTTCTGATTTTTTCGGTGTTTTTCTCATACCAACCCTTTCGATAATGACTCGTATTCAAGAGCCAAGTCCCATATTTCTTTATAGATTTGCGGTAAATCCGCACTTTTAAAACTTTTTTTACTACCTTTGAATTTATACACTCCACCAATAGCCGCCACTATTCCAGCTTTAGTGAGTAATTTGGTCATACCGGACCACGGATCAATTCCAGAATTAAAGTCAACATCAAATTCAACTTTTGTAAACGGTTTACTGCGTCTTGATTTGATGACTTCCATACACCCTGTTATACCGGTGCAGATACCGCCCTGCTTAATTTTTCCTCTTTTGGTCATATGCAATCTAAGAGAAGAGTAAAACCTTATAGCTCTACCTCCACATGATTCCCATTTTTGACCGAACAACACACCAATTTTCGACCTCAACTGATTCAGAATTACTAAACTTGCCCCGCTTTCACGTAAACACTTTACTATTTCGGGCATGTTTTCGCTGTTCTTCCTTGCAGCCAGTCCAATCGGTGAATAATCTTTTTTGATTTTACTATCGCTGGATTTACTAATAGCAATCGCATCAGGTTGACTAGCGGCAATGGTGTCCCATACAATCATTACAGGTCTATCAGTTTTCGCTTCCTTGCACACTTCCTTGATTTTCTCATATGTCTTTTCTAGAGAAAATGCAGTCAGATAAATCAACTCTTCCGGGTTAATATCCAAACTATCAACCGCCCAATTTTTATTTAAAGCGTTTTCCGAGTCGAGATAAACACCAATACCACCAGCCCTAATAACTTCTCTACAAAGCTGTAACCCAATAAGGGATTTCCCAGTTGAAAAATCACCCACGATTTCAGTAATTAATCCAGCAGGAATACCGCCCTCTAGCAAGTAGTCAAGTGGAACACACCCGGTACTAGCCAGTGTTGATTCGTCTTCTAGATCGTCGAGTATCTCCGCACCCAGAATTTTTGCCAAGCTTTTAGCGGTAATTTCACCCATCGCGTCTTCCCTTTTCCAAATAATCTTGATACCGTTGCCAACTACCATCACCTAAGACAACATTGTACGGTGGGTAACCTCTTTTAAACTGTTCAACACACCACGCTTTCGGCATCGTTTCGAATTGAGCTTTCACAAACAACATAGCAACTTGTTTGAATCGTTCCATACCAGCTTTTTCGTAAATCGAGTCAACAACAGGATCAACGTACTTATTAGATAAGCTTTTTCTGCTTATCTTACGCGTCCCCCTATCTTCTACTTGACGAAAATACGACTGGAATAATACAAGTCTGCATATTTTTCGTTCAAGCTGGTTCACCGACAACAACTCCTCGTTTCAGTGCGGATTTTAATTTCGAAGTGAGGTAAGCTACTTCAGCCGGTGTAACCTTAAGACCAATTTTCTTCGCTTTTTGTAAACGACCGGCAATTGACCTCATCCGATTAAGCAGTACCATACGAAATTGACCTTGCCCAGATGATTTATGAGCACGAGTTTTGATTTCGTCCGCCGTGATACCAAAAGAATGTGCCAACTTAGCAATATCAGAAGTCTTGGTTTGTTTGGCCATTTCCTTGCCGACACCATCCATCGTACCTGTAGGTTTACCCGACTTTTTTTCACTTGGTTTCAATTTAACCATGCCATCCAAATAACTGAAATCAGCTTTACCGTTGGTTTTCTTTTTAGCAGTTTTCTCTGCAGTTGGTTCGGACTCAACCAGTTTCTTTTTAGTAGTTTTCTTTACTGTTTTCTTCACAGCCTTTTTAATGACTTCTTTCTTAGTAGATTTTTTACTAACTACCATGATTCGTTCTCCTTACTTGAATAAATATAAAACAGGCGATTCCTGTAGGACCGCCAAACAACACGTAGAAATTTGCAGTAATTCATCCCGCAATTTTAATTTGGTTTCTCGGATTTGGATCGGAGCTTCTTTAGTGTAGTTGGTGTACCGACCCTCGGCCATCAAGGTCAATTCATTGCTAAGTTTGATAGCCTTACCAAATTCTTCCCCTACGATGCTTAACCATCTTGGTAGGTCAAACTGAATATTAACACCGTAAATTTCTTTTTGCTTAACACGTTCAATACGCATTAATTCGGCAAACTCTTGAGCAGTAACACACAATTGGTTTTTTTCATTTTCTGTAGCTTCCATCGTTCAATCCTCATTATATCGTTTATTTTAAATTAGGCCACTTATATAACGAGTCGATGTTAAATTCGTTTTCAGTAGTGCCAAACTTGACCTATCCCGATTGTATCTCTTGTATTTTGTATCGGGTTTTTATAACATTCCATTATTTCGATATCTGCATAATTAAATAAAGCTTTCATACCATCTGGGAAAAAACGATAACAATCAAGCGGATATTTATGTTCTTTTTGAACGTGAGGTACGATAATACAAATAAGCCCGCCATGAATAACAGTTTCTCTAACTTGTTTAATCCACTCCCACGGTCTTTCAACGTGTTCCATTACTTGGCCACTGATAACTAAATCAAAACTTCGATCAGGCACGTTTTCCCATCCCACAATGTCAACATTCGGACCAGCTTCAATGTCCGTACCTGTATAAATATAAGGAGGTTTAAATAAGTCTCGATATGTTCCATTTACATCGTACGATCCTACATCTAAAACTCTTAAAGGAAAAGCACGATCCAAGTATTTATTAACAAAACCGTCTCTCATTAAATCGTAACTACTTTTATGCATGTGGGTTCATCCGTAAATGAGGTATGTTTCTTTCCGTGTACGCTTCAATAATATGATGATTCGTATACCGTTCATAGTGTTCAGGAAAAATTGTACTTGTGTAAATAATCGACCCATCCGGTACTTCACAATTTGGAAATCCACCAAAATGAAATTGCGGTGGTTCATCGATCAACCACTGTCTAACCTTTGTATAGTTTTTTATCCAATCACCATAGTAAATTAAGTTCCTCCAGTACGCCTGACATTCGTCCCTACCGTAAAACAAAATAGCGGATAACTCTTGTAAGCTCCATATTTTAGAAATCTTCTTCACAATAGGTAAATTCATCAACCCTACATCGTGATTGAGAATACAATTAATAAAAATATTACGAGTTGGACACACTTTTATAAGGTCCACAATCGTCATCGCATATAAATTCTGTTTTAGTGAAATGTCCAATAAACACATAGGACGACATTTAAGTTCAGACATCATTTCTAAAAACATAAAACCGCCGATTATGCTGTATAGTTTTTTATCAGTTCCTATTTCATTTATCTTCTGTACATCTTTATTAGATAATAGCCGTTCGGATCCCACTTGCTTTTCACTAGTTAACCGGTAAACGTCGAAATTCTTTTCCGGATAAAAACGCCATTTTATTTTAAGTAATTCTTCAACATTTTGTATGTTAATTTGATTGAAAGAATTGTCACAGTTGCCAAGAAAAGTGACCATAAACAAGAGATTTCTACCATCGATGTTAACTCTAGTAAAATCACACCCCAACCCCACTAAGTGATGAGTCAAACCACCTATGTTACAAAAATTAACACTACCATTAAGACGAAAATCCGGACTATCTGGATCATGTTCTAAGATAATCACCCGATCACTGGTTTGACAAGCTTTGGAAATTGCTCTATTAATCATTGATGTTGCAACATCATTCCCCGCCAATATGTGTAGAATTGTATTACTAACAGTATGGTGTCCCCAAGCTTTTCCTTTTCCTCTTCTATCCGAGGTGTAATCATCCACGTGAATATTATGATCCTGTAATTCTTTAAATCCCCATGGTGTTTTGTGTGTTACTTCCAACACATCACCGGGAAGTAAATTTCGTTGTACTGCTTCTAATGCTCTTTTATGTGCACTCATGCCCCAAACCTCACTCTTTCCTCTGGTGTTATTAATTCCCCTGTTTCTCTCCACGTGGGTACAGGCCAAAACTTTTTAATCAACCATTCAACGGGATAAATCTGACCCTTGCCCTCGTTGGTTAAATAGCGATGTCTAATAATCTTAGCTGTGGTAGCTGCCCTCATACCTGTGTCTTTATAAGGGAATTTACCACGATAAAGATGACTGCACCAAACACTATCATGTCTGATTAAACGATATCCGGACAACCAAACTTTCAAACTAAATTCTGTGCCGGTACTACCCCAATTCCCTAATCTTTCATCATAGCCGCCCAATTCCCACCATAAATCAACTGGTACAAACCATGCTTCACCCCCAAACGCCATAATTTCATTTATTAGACCTCGATGTTGTCCACCATACCCCTCCCCAGTACGCGTAGCCAAATCCCTATCTAAGTAGTAACTTTTATTACCATCGGACGGACACCATTTTTCTTCATCCATTTTAAACATAGATGGTATCATGAACATGTCATCTTCAATAGCTTCTTTAAATCGTACGTCCCAACCATCCGACATCATACAGTGAGCATCAATCTTAAGGAAATACTTACCACTACACCGTTTCACAGCTTGATTAATACCTACACGTTGACCCAGTGCATTACCCCTAGCTTCAATTATATTAATTTGTGTTGAACTCGTTGCCCTAAGTTCGTGCAATTTACATTTTTGATCTAAATAAACCTTAGCCAAGTCTTTAGGGGTTTTAAATGTAGGCAGGAAATCCCAATCATCCAAAATCACAATGACTTCAATGTCTTCATGTGCTGTGGCTATCACGTTAAACACAGTTTTATACAGGTGCTTTTCGTTACGACTTGGTATAATTACACTTACGGTTTCCAATTCATTTGCTCCATTAATTCGGTATGATCACCCCAAAAGGCAATTTGCTGTTCATGTGTTGCGTTAAAAAGTTTTACTCCACTTAAGTTTTGTCCATGTCTGATGTCAACACAAGGATTGGACAGTGGTTCGCGTCTTTCCCATAAACCTGTATTGTCACCATCACTACAGCCCGGTTCAGATTTGGCCCACCCACCTTTTTTCATATTTAATTTTTCGATGCGATACAACCTAAGCAACATATGAGATAACAACAGATTAAAATTACACGTTAAACCAGATAAATGTCGAGCTTGTTCACAATTCACAAACCCACGTTCATTCATCCAATATTTATAAACGTAATAATAGAACGTGTTTGGATCAGTAGGCACAAAATCAAAATAGTTTGGACAATAAAGTATATCGTGTTCTGCCATATAAACCACATCGGGGTTGAACAATCTTTTCACTACAAGCAAACCCATTGTAATTTGTCTGTACATAGAATGTCTGCTTCGTTCTAACTCACCAACCGTAATGTCAATATTTCCGAACGTTATTGGTTGTTGAGAAACCGAAACAATTGATATATCACCGGCCATTTTCTTAAGATTCTGTTGACAGTGGTCCATAATAAACGGATCAAGTTTGTTATCAGTGTAATAAAGGATTATCTTTTTCATAATTCATAATGCTCCCTCATGTCATCCGAATCACTAAAATTATGGTGACTAGTGCCCCCATCTGTATATGTTATTTTACAATCTTCCCTGTCATCCCGATGCATGGCTCTGTGACGAGCTATACCAAGATAGTGGAAATTACGTCCACATGTGTGACAACGACAAGTTTTTTTACTAGTTATAAGACTCATATCACACCATTCCAAGTTGGTACAGGTCTGAATTTATCGACTAACCACCCTATCGGTCTAATCTGCATGGGATACACATTTTTCAACCAATACTCTTTCGTCTTTATTTTATTCATTGTTATTTCGTTGGCATTGATTGAATAAGGAAATCTTCGACGAAAGACGTGGGCAATGAAAACATTTTTATTAAGTAACTGCCTACCACCAGATAACCAACATTTTAGGCTTGTCTCTGGTGCTGATTCACCCCACCCATACAGCGATTCGTCGTGACCACCCAATTGCCACCAGTATGACACTGAACTAAACCATGATGCACCGATGTTACTCATTACTTCACACACAGATTTTCGTGCTTCCGGTCTGTCAGCATATTCAGGCCAATGACATTGATGTATGTCGCTGTTGATGTACAGATAATCAAAGAATCGACCACCATATTTAAACGTATCTGGGTCCATGCTTTGAATACGTGGTATAATTAAGGTTTCGCGTCCCTCTTGTTCATAAGATCGAATTAGTTCGGAATCCCAACCTCTACTGAAATCACAGTGTGCGTCCAACTTAATAAAATAAGTTGCATCCGTTTCGGCCAAAGCCCAATTTAGAGCGTGTCTTACCCCCTTAGCTTCACCCGACACTTGCATGATTTTAATTCTAATATCACGTAATGCCATCTCATGAAGAAGACTAACTTGGTGTATAAACAAATCCACCATTTCTTGAGTTATTTTACCATTTGGAGTCAAATCCCAACCATCTAAAACTACTCGTATTTCAATATCATCTGGGAATTCAGCAGAAACAAAAACTTGGTTTATTGTTCGAATGAGTAAAGTTTCATTTCTACTCGGTATTACTACGCAAATTTTTTTATTCATAAATCTTGTTACCTTTTAAAAAAATAATGTATCAAGGATGGAAATGGTTTACAGGTCGGGGGTACTGCATAGCTTTTACAGTAGGGTCCTCGCTTCAAGGGACCATCGGCCACTTGCCTTGATACAACTAGCGAACGGTAGGAGTCGAACCTACGACCTTTTGCTCATGAGGCAAACGAGCTAACCACTGCTCCACGTCGCTGTAAGTTCCCGGAATTAGGATTTTCACCCAAATCTTCAATTACCATACTTAAAATATTAATTTCTGCAGTTTTAATATTCATCTTGGCGTATTGCTATGTTGACTTTACACTACTCCGGGGTCTATTTTATTTTTAAAATCGGAAAGGGTAAAGCATGATCCAACTTCGGCCAACAAACACTCTGTCGGGACCCCAAGTTGTTGTAATAATGAGTGTATTATCACGATCACCACAAGCCCTTTCCACCTATATAACGTGTGAAATTTAAATTCGTTTCCATAAAACAACGGCCCCCAACACTACATTGGGAGCCGATGACGTTCAAAATATTTTAAAAAGACTTAAGTTGTAGTCGGATTTTTTATCCGTTCGTCTTTTGCTTTTATAACTCGATCTTTTCTACGACTATCAACCATTGCTCCAGTACCAACACTTGTTAAAGTAAGTGCCATAATAGAAGCAACAGTTTCCGCAATACCAATCGGGTTACCAGTAATCAGGGAGGTTACAACTCCTCCCCCTAGTTGAATAAATTTACGTCTGAACTCCAATTTTTCAAGAAAACCTTGCCTACCAGCTTCAATTGTAGTGTTATTTTGTTCAACTAATAATTCGAGTTTTTTACCTTGAGCCTCGTACTCAATCAACATTTTACCAATGTCAACGTCCATAGCAACAACTTCACGCTCGAAAACGTCAGCCGTCACCTTTTGTTTCGGATTAATCAATGATGTCATAGTTGGTTCACAACCAATCATGCCTATCGACAGTATGATGGCTAGTAACAAACCAGCTACCTTATATCGATTATGATCAATCCACTGTAAAACTCTATGCAATACATCCATTTCGTTTTACTCCTTTCCACCCATCAAGGGTAATTAGTTTAATTTCTTCCCTTACCCCTTTTTTTAGGGGTTGAAAATCTGGGGCTATCATGCTTACAGCATAACGTGTGGGGAGTTTAGTCGCTTTCATATACCCCTCTCACGATATTTTCCTGTTTTATTATTACTGGCAGCCCTTACCCGCAACCTCCGTTTTTATTGGCCAGTTGCGGCAGGCTGCTTTTACTTTTAATATCCATCCCACTCAGACGTTACCAAGTTTTCATTTGTCGTATCCGACTCATTCGGCGTAGTGGCTCCGTCTCTGGTTTGCAGATCGTAATTTATATCTGCCAAGGTAAAATCAACTTCTAATACTTCCATGTTTTTGAACGTTCCAATTCGTGCTTCGAATGTTCTATTATCAGTGGACCACGATTGAGCCGCAGATGATATTAACCTACTATCAGTTTCTTCAGATTCACTATCATAACAAACATATTGATACTCTACTATATTTGTTTCAAAATCGAAATGATTAGCCGCCTCGCCGCGAATATAAAAAATGCCATCCTCGGAATGTAATATCGGATACCCAGCCGGCGCTGCCGATGGGTCAGGAATCGTGGTTGTC